TACATCACTGTATCCTTCTATTATCATGTCTTTAAATATAGGCAAGGAAACTTATGTAGGTAGGGTATTAGATTTATTTGATGATAGAAATAATAGATTGGGTTTAAACGACTTAGAAAAAATGGTCAACGAAGACCCCGAAAAAGAGATGCCTGTTGAAAATCTTCAACGTAAACAAAATTATATGAAAGTAAAAGACGTTATAGATACTATTAAAAAGAATAATCTATCTATAACTGCTAATGGTGTTATGTTCAGAACTGATAAACCATCTACTTTAAATGTTATTCTAGATAAATGGTTTGATGAAAGGGTAATGTATAAAAAGGCTATGAAAAAAGCTTATAAGAGTGGTAATAAAAAAGAAGGTGAATTAAATCACCTTAAGCAATATACTATGAAAATTTTGCTTAACTCACTCTATGGTGCTACTGCTTTACCATCATTTAGATACGGTAGTGTTATTTTATCTGAAGGCATTACACTTACAGGACAACGTATTATCCAAGAATCAGCTCTATTTGCAAACACACATATGAATAAGGTATTACGAGGAGAATTAAAATTAGAATTATGAGAGAAGAAGTACCATGGTGGATCTGTAATGAGGAAGATAAAAACTTCTGTACATATGTGGATACAGATTCTAATTATTTCCATGCTGAACCACTTTTAAAGCATTTATATCCTAATTTTCTAGAATTACCTGCTGAAGAGCAAGATGATCTATTAGAAAAAATGGCTTTAAAATATCAAGATCTTATCACAGAATACTATGATACTTTAGCCAGAGAAGCATTTAATATAGGTGAACATCGTTTAGAAATGAAAACGGAGTGTACTATTCGTTCTGGCTTTTTCTCAGGTAAAAGGAGATATGCCCAGTATATTACTAAAAAAGAAGGTATTAAAGTAGAAGATATAGATGTTAAGGGTCTTGATTTCATGAAATCAAATTTCCCTCCCTTATTTAAAAAATTCTTTAATGGTATCCTAGATAAAATCCTATTTGGTGCTACTAGAAATGAAATCGACCAAGAAATTTTAGAATTTAAAAATAGTTTAGATACACTACCTCTTGAATTATTAGGCAAACCAACAGGAGTAAAGGATATTAAAAAGTATATTGAACGCCCCCCGGGTGCAGGAAATATATTTACTACCCTTAAAACTGGAGCACCTGTAAATGTTAAGGCAGCAGTTAGATATAATGATTTCCTTAAATTTAAGGGTTTAGATAAAAAACACTCCCAAATAGTTGCTGGTGATAAAATTAAATGGGTTTATTTAAAAGATAATCCTTATAAAATTGACACTATGGGTTTCTTAGATTTTGATTTTCCAGAAGAAATTCGTACATTTGTAGAGCAATATATTGATAGAGATAAAGCATTTGATTCTATACTTAAAAATAAATTAGAGTCATTTTATAAAGACTTAAGCTGGGGTAGTTTAACCCTTAACACACATGTAAATAATTTTTTCTCATTCTAATGACAGATAAAAGAATAATAGACAGTTTTATAAGTAAATATCACTTAGGTGGTAATATAGAACGAACTAAATGGGTTTCAGATGGTGAATCCCTTAAGGCTGATTTTATAAACGATTCACAAAATTTAGTAGGTAAAGTAGTATCTAAGAAATTTAAATTTCCAATAGGGGAATTTGGCATTTATAGTACTTCTACTCTAAGCAAAATGTTAGGAATCCTTGAAAATGAGGTTATGTTTGATATAGTAAAAGAGGGAGGGACACCTGCTAGATTTAATATAGGTGATACTGCTATGGATGTTAAATTCAACTTAGCAGATCCACAAGTTATCCCTAATGTCCCTAATATTAATAAAACAGAAGGTGACATAGAAGTGGAATTAACTGAAGAATTTACTACACGTTTTATTAAATCTAAAGACGCAGTAGGTGAAGAAGTATTTTATGTTTCTACCCAAGATGGATTTACCTCAAAAGAAATTAAATTTACTATAGGAAATAGCACATCTAACTCGGTATCTTTTGCTTCTAATATAGAACCGGGTAGTGCCGAAGAAGAATTAGATAATATACCTTTTAATGCAGATTTAGTAAAAGAAATATTTAAACACAATAAACGTTTTGAGTTAGGTTGGATGAAGATAAATCCAAAAGGATTAATGACTTTTGCATTTAAATTTGGAGACCTAGAAACTAATTATTATCTTGTAAGAAATCAAAATCAATAATAAATGGAAAATATCCCAATTACACCGTTGGCTGATCGCGTGTTGATCCAACCGATTGAAGCTGAAGAATCAACCTACGGGAACATTGTTGTTCCTGACATGGGTAAGGATCGTCCCGACTTTGGAAATGTACTTGCTGTTGGTCCGGGCCGTTATGACAATAATGGTAATTTGGTCCCTATGCGAGTTGAAGTAGGACAAAAAGTTATTATGCCTAAGTACGGGGCAAATACCGTAGAAATTGAAGGCGAAGAATATGTTCTCGCCTCAGAAACAGAAATTTTAGGATTTATAAATTAATAAAACATGAGTAAAACTATTAAATTTGGAGAAGACGGAAGAGGTAAACTTCAAAATGGAGTTAACCAGCTTGCAGATGCAGTCGCAAGCACTCTCGGACCATATGGGCGTAACGTAATTCTCGGAAATACAATGGGTACCCCCCATTCTACAAAAGATGGTGTTTCTGTAGCTAAAGAAGTTGACCTTGAAGACGCTATTGAAAACACAGGTGCACAAATTGTAAGACAAGCCGCAGTAAAAACAGGTGAACAGGCAGGTGATGGTACTACTACCGCAACTGTACTTGCTAGAGAAATTTACAACCAGGCACTTGATGCAGTAAGTAATCGGTCTAATAATGCTATTGATATTAAAAGAGGTATTGATAAAGCAGTAAAGGATATTGTTGAAGTATTAAAAACTGAAACCCAAGATATCTCAAATGAAGAACAATTAAAACAAGTAGCAACCATTTCTGCTAATAATGATGAAGAGATTGGCACGTTAATTGCTACTGCTTTTGATAAAGCGGGTCGTGAAGGAGTAATTACTGTTGAAGAAAGTAAAACCCATGAAACCACTTTAGAAGTAGTAGAGGGCATGCAGTTTGATAGAGGATATAAGTCACCTTATTTTGTTACAGACAATGGCTCTATGTCTTGCCAATTAGACGAACCATATATTTTAATGTATGATGGTAAAATTAGCGCTGTAAAAGAATTACTTCCACTGTTAGAGGGTGTTAGTCAACAAAATAAATCTCTTTTAATTGTAGCCGAAGATGTAGATGGTGAAGCGCTTGCTGCTATGATTGTAAATAAAATGAGAGGTATTCTTAAGTGTGCCGCTGTTAAAGCTCCTGATTTTGGAGAGCGCCGTACTATGATTTTAGAAGATATGGCTGCCCTTACAGGTGGTATGGTAGTATCAAAACAAAAGGGTATGAAACTTGATAAAGTTACTTTTGACATGTTAGGTAATGCTCGCGGAGTTACGATCACTAAAGAAGAAACTACTATTGTAGATGGTGCTGGTGGTGAAGAAGCTATTGAAGCTCGCCTTAATGAAATTAAGACCCAAATTGATAAAGCAGAAAGTAATTATGCACGTGAACAACTTCAACAACGTCTTGGTAAATTAGCAGGCGGAGTTGCTGTTATTAATGTGGGTGGCCATACAGAAACTGAAATGAAGGAGCGCAAAGATAGGGTGGATGATGCTGTACATGCTGTTCAAGCTGCTATAGAAGAAGGAATCTTACCTGGTGGTGGTCATGCTTTACTCTGTGCATCATACCAAATAGAACATGATTCTTTAAATGATGGTCAATTAATAGGATATGAAATAGTTCGTAAAGCTGTTAGAAAACCTTTCACCCAAATTTTAAGTAATGCTGGTTACAATGAAGAAGATTGTGTTTACTTAACTTTAGATCTTAAAGATAATTTTGAGCTAGGGTGGAATTTAGCTACTGAAAATAAAGTTAACATGTTATCTGAGGGTATTATTGATCCTACTAAGGTTACACGTTGTGCTTTAGAAAATGCAGCATCAGCAGCAGGAACACTACTTACTACTGAATGTGTAATTGTTGATAAGCCTGAAGAAAAAGCTAATAACCCTGAACCAGCTATGTTCTAATGGATTTATTTGTAGAAAAATATAGACCAAGATATTTAGATGATTTTGTTGGAGATAACACAGTTAGAACCAAAATACAAGAATATTTAGATACGGGTAAACTACAAAATTTACTATTGTTTGGTCCAGCGGGGACAGGAAAAACCTCGCTGGCCAAACTAATAGTAAACCAATTAGGTGCAGACTATCTTTATATTAATGCTTCTGATGAAAGGGGTATTGATACAATTAGAGATAAAATTATCCCCTTTGCTTCTAGTATAGGATTTAATGGGTTAAAAATAGTAATATTAGATGAATCAGATTACCTTACTGCGCAAGCTCAAGCTACACTTAGAAATGTTATGGAGTCGTTTTCGAACTCGTGTCGTTTTATCCTTACCTGTAACTATCTTGATCGTATTATTAGTCCCTTACAATCTCGTTGTATGGCTTTTGGGATTACTCCTCCTTCTAAAAAAGAAGTTGGTCAACACCTCCTTAATATCTGTGATAAAGAAAATATTACATACACCAAAGAAGATCTTGGGCAAGTAATTATTACCCATTATCCTGATATTAGAAAAATCCTCAATACATTACAGGGTAGTTTAAAAGATAATAAATTAGTATTAGATACTAAATCCCTTAAAAATACTGATTTTGAAAATAAAGTTATTCAAGGGTTAAAAAATAAAATCCCTCTTAAAGATATAAGGCAAATTATAGCAGATAGTGGTGCCACACAATTTGAATCACTGTTTAGATGTCTTTACGATAATGTAGAGGAATATACTACAAATGTAGGCGATGCAATAATTGTAATAGCTCAATATCAATATGAGTATGGGTTTGTAGTAGATAAAGAAATATGCATTGCCGCAATGTTAAATAAATTATTAAAGTTATGAGTGTAAATTCACAGCAACAAAATTATAATCAATTTCAAGAATGGTATAAATGGTTTAATAAAAAATATAATCGTTACCACAAACTAAGATTTAAAAAACCAGTTAAAAAATATCAATAATGCAACAACAACAATTTAATATAGACTTTAGTCAAACAACCCCGGTAGTTTGTGAAAAATGTGGACACGAACATTTTACCCAAGTAAGCATGATGCGTAAATTATCTCCTATGTTATCACCTACAGGTCAACCAGCACTAATACCTATCCCTGTTTATGCTTGTACTAAATGTAATCATGTAAATGAAGAATTCCTCCCAAAAGATGACACCCTTTGATTTTTTAAGATTAGTACATGATAAAAAAATTAAGTGGGAAGATCTAAATGAAGACGAACAAAAAACCTACAATAAATTTATTATTAATAGAGCACTAGGATTTAATAATAATATGTTAGATATAGTAAATCGTTTACAAGGATACGATGTTACCCCTAAAGAATCTTTCAAATACTATCAATCTATGACTGGTAATAAATTTAAGTTTAATAAATGGATTAAAGGAAGTAAAAATAAATCCTTCAGCCCTGAATTATTACTTAAAATTGCTGGTTATTTAGAATGTTCTAAAAAGCAGGCTAGTGAATATTTAGATATTTTATCTAAAAAAGAAACTAAAAATTTACTTAAACATATAGGATTACAAGATTCTGAAATAAAAAAATTAATGAAAAAATGAATATAGGAATTATAGGGCAGGGTTTTGTAGGCAATGCTGTATATCAAAAGTTTAAAAATTATTATGATATATTCACTTATGATTTACAAACTAAACTATCTAATAGTACTTTAGATGAACTTATAGAGAAATGTAATGTTATATTTGTTTGTTTGCCTACACCTATGGATAAAAAGGGTAGTTGTTATACTAATATAGTAGAAAATACACTTAAAGACATATCTTTAATCAGTAACCTGGAAAAAATTATTATAGTAAAATCAACGATTCCCCCTGATACTACTAAACAATGGAATGAACAATTTGAAAATTTAAATATAGTATTCAACCCAGAATTTTTAACGGAAGCAAACGCAGTCCAAGATTATGAAAATCAAAATAGAATTATCTTAGGGGGACCTAGACCTGCTACTACTAAATTAAAACCCATATTTGCTAAAGTATTTCCAAAAGCCAAGATAATTAAGACTAATTCATCATATGCAGAAATGGTTAAATATGTAACTAATAGTTTTTTAGCAACTAAAGTGTCATTTGCGAATGAAATGTATCAAATATGTAAAAAGCTAGAAATTGACTATGATAAAGTCATTGAGTATGCTAAATATGATGAAAGATTAGGATACTCCCATTGGGATGTTCCGGGTCCTGATGGAGATTTCGGTTATGGTGGCCATTGTTTTCCCAAAGATGTGAAAGCACTAATACAGGTAGCATTAGAATTAGAAATACAACCTGAAATATTAAAGGCAATTGATAAAAAAAATAATCGGATTAGAACTAATAGAGATTGGGAACAACAAAAAGGAAGAGCAATAATATGATGAATTTTACTCCAGAAGATGATGCCGCAGTAAAGTGGTGTGAAGAAAAATACCCTGAATTAACTCAGGAGTATAAAAAAATTATGATGGAACAATATGTTTTATTTTGTAAAAAACATAGAAATTATGGTCCATCAAATATTAATGTAGGTACTAACTTAGAAACCGAAGCAGATATTAAATTAGCACTTACAGGTTTATGGTTTAGAATAAACGATAAAATACAACGATTAAAAAACTTGGTTGTGCAAGGAGAACCAGATACAGTAGGAGAGTCTATAGAAGACACACTTAAAGACCTTAGTGTGTACGGAATTATAGGCCAAATAGTGCAACAAGGA